AAAGATTACTAAACATCTATTCCAACCCGGGGCGGATGTGACTATGGAATTTTTGCGCGAATTAATCGCTGTGGGCGATGAAGATGAAAAATTATTTCAACAAGCCATGTCTGTGGGTCATATTAAAAATATAAATTCTTCAAGTTATAAGGAATTTATCCGCCATCTTAGTCAATATATATCTTTATCGAGTTAGCGCTGAAATGAATGGTGTAACATCGGTTCATAAACGATTATGGTAAATAACTATTAATTAATAGTTATTTTAACCATTCGAATAACTATTGGTTTTATCGTTTTAACTAAAGGACAAAGAATAAATATCGCTAGGGGGTTCCGGGGGAACGCGTAGCTCCCCCGAAATTGAAATAATGGTTTTAATTTTTCACCCGTAAAATGGACGAAGATAGAATATATTTATCAGACCTTCAAAAATTTGTGGCGAATTCACAGTCTAAAATAAAAGTTCCAGTTATTGCGGTTAAAATTAAACTGGTTCTTCCATCCAAGCAATCAGAATTTGAAACCCATACACGCGCCTTTTTTAATCATCTTAAAATATTCCACGATATTATACTTTGCAGATATGATTTTAAACATTATCAGCTTTTTATGGAGATTTATAACACTGCTATGAGATTACCGGGAACGGTATTACACTTTCAGGAGAAACCATATATAGTCTCTGATCCCCAAGACAGTTACTATGCCCTTAGTATTGCCGATATGATTTTATATCTCACCCCGAAAATTTTAGAAAAAAGACTCAAACTATTAAAAGCCGTCACATCAGACTCTACAGTAGTTGAAGAAGCCAAAACCGCGCGCGACAACGCCATCAAAGAATGGGAGACTATTTTAGCTTTGATTGACCCCTTTTATATTAAAACATGGCATCATTTATTTGACGACCAAAATGTACCTCATTCGCCCGACTATAAACTTTGGGTAAAAAACTAATTTGCAGGTTTCTATCGCTAGGGGGTTATGGGGGCATTCCCCCAAAACTGATTTTATAAACTAAATTTATCCTATTAAAAGTAAATATGGCTACCCTAACTTGCGATGGAAAAACATTTAATCTGGTGATGCACTCCCCGCCTTCATCATCCCATATATTTCGTTCGGTGATTCACGATGACGAGCAGAGCTACCCGAATAATACCTTTAATTATTCCATCCCAGAACGCGAGCCGGGAGAATCCTTTACCGATTACTGGGCTCGCGTTCGCGCGCTCGGTGAGTGCTCTTTTTGCGGTGAATCAGGCCATCAAGCCAAGCAATGCCCAACGCTTAAAACCAACCAGTGCGTGCTTTGTGGATTTTGTGGACATACCCCGCGAAAGTGTAATAAGGCCGCGCGCGCCCCGGACGGAAAACGCGTAGGTCGGTGCACGTTTTGTAAGGGTGACCTTAAGTGGGGCCATTGGCTAGTAACTTGCCCGGCACGCCAGGAGCGGTATGGGGATTTCATCTTTCCAGAGGGGACTGATACCAAGCGCGCATTGGCGCCTTTGAAATAAATTTACTACTAATTAGTAGTAAATTGGTTTTTATTGAATTTTATAACTATATCTAATAAATGAATCTCTCCGACGAGCAACGTGAAAAGTATTATAATGTGTTTTTAACACTAAGTATATACACCCTTATTTCAAACGCGATCTTTTTCTCTGGATGTGGGGGTCAGGAGTACTGCAAAAGCTATCCCTTATTACCCAATATACGCCAGCTTATCGCGGCCGTATTCTTTATGGTACTCGGGGTTGGAATCAAAAATGAATGGGATACTGAATGGTCTATGGCTATTTGGTGGTGGCCTACTATTATAATTTTATTTTTAGTATTGTTGTTTAATATGATTCCCTGGTTGGGTGGACTGTTTAAGCGAGGTACCCCTGCTACTACCAGCAAAAAGGCTAATCCATTAGAAGGCGTTAAATTTAAACCCGGGACTATGATTATTGATGAATAATCTATCCCGAGGTATAGCTTTTAGACTGTTCTTTCAAGTATTTTTTTAAGCTTTTACGCGCACCAGCGTTTTGTTGATATACCTCCAGGGATTTTTTTCCCGCTGCGCCATTAAGATTCACCGGCCGGCCTGTCTGGGGATTTGGTATTTTAAAAGGTGATTGTCGTGGCATTTATATATAAAACTATTTTACCCCTTTAATAAATGGAAGTAGTGGACTATCTACCAAATTATCCATCTATTAAAGACCCTAATTTTGTCCAAAAACTTAGCACCAATTATGAATTTTGGGAGCTTCGTGATGGGCAAGACCCAGTATCAGAAAAGTATTTTAACGTACAGCTTTTCGTGCGGCGTTTTTTGAGTAATATTACACCCTATGACCGCCTCTTTTTATTCATGGAAGTCGGGACGGGAAAGACATGTTCCGCGGTGGCGGCCGCCGAGGGGTTTTATTTAAATTTGGCACAGGGTGACGGGATTGGTGCGATCGAATATCCCCCACCACTTGTCCACAAAAAGATTTTAATTATTTTAAAAAATTCAGACCTTGAAGAACAATTCAAGCGGGAAATTGTCCAGATATGCGAAGAAAATAAATACATTGACCTTCAAGATGAAAATTATCTAGCCAAAGATATTAGAGACCGTAAAAGCGAAATTACCGCTAAATTGCGGGATACATATGAATTTAAAACAATGGGATCGTTTGCCAATGATCTTGCGAAAATGAATGACCTACAAATTAAAAAGCGTTATTCAGACCATATTATTATTTTTGATGAAGCACATACTATCCGCGAAGGTGATGATAAGAAGGATACTGAAAAATTATTTACTCAGTATAAACGATTTTTCGGGTTGATTAAGCCATACAAAACAATTTTTAATAGTGCAACCCCAGCCATTGATCAAGTCTCTGAATTTATGCCACTTTTTAATATTTTCCTACCCCTGAACAATCAACTTCCTACTGATATTAACATTAAAAGTGATGAATTTAACCGTATATTTCGAGAGAAAATCCGGGGGCGTATTTTATACGTACGAGAACAGTTGCCCAAAGTAACTCGGTTGTATCCAGGTGAAAAATTGTATGGTACCAAATTCACCCTTATTCGGACATGTGTGATGGAAGGGCAACAGCGCCAAGTATATGATGATTATATGCAAGCCCATAGTGACGACAGCTTTGCGAAAAAGCAAATTAATATTTCGAACGCAATATTCCCCGACGGTAGTTATGGCTCGGATGGGTTCTCAAAATATATTGAAAAAAAGAAGGGCCATATGACAGGTATCGCTGAATACTCGCTTAAATCTCAATACCAATCAGTTATTCGAGACCGCCTACGTGAATTATCAACAAAATATTATGAAGCACTCCAAATCATATCTGACAACCCAAAAGATAAATTTTTTATGATTAGTAAATCAATTCATGAAAGCGGGCTAATTTATTTTAGTTTAATACTTCAGCTGTTTAAATGGGCACCTTTTTATGGTTCTATCTTACCCACACGGCCAGGCAAGCGATTTATTTTACTGACAGGCGACATATTACAACCACAGCGTACGCAGCTTTTAAAAGTGTTTAACGATCCGCGTAATAAATATGGAGAATATATCCAGTTAGCTATCGGGTCTGAAGTTGTCATGACTGGTGTAAATATCCTTCATACACGTGCCTTTATGGCCCTTGATACTTTTTGGAACGATCCAACTTATACTCAGGCAATCGGGCGTGTTCTCCGCCAGAAAGCTTTTGACATCTTTCCTGAATCTGAACGATACCTTAAAATATTTAATATGGCCGCCGTACTCACCCCTGATTATGATAGTTCAGCCACTATACAGCCAGTCAATATACGCCAATATCAGGCGGCCGAGCGAAAATTAATCGATATAAAACCTAAAGAACGTATCGCGAAAGAGGAAAGCGTGGGGTGTGTTTTACTTAAAAAACGCAACCAGCCTGAAGGGTTTGATGACTATAGCAAAGAATGCGATCTCGATCGCTGTAATTATGAATGTGGCGACGGGTCTGCGCTGGGCGCCATTAGTTTTAGTTCATATAATTTATTTTTCGCCAAGGATGAATACCATCATATTATCGATAAAATAAAACTGTTATTTCGTTTCCAGTCACAAATCACGCTCCAACAACTATTCATAATCCTCGCCCATCAACACCATAATCGCGACTTGATTTATTTCGCGCTAGACTCACTCCTCAACAATCAAGTATTACTACTCAATCGCCTAGGGCAGCCCGGTTATCTGTATTTATTGAATGATGTATTGATATTTTCCACCAATCCTCACATCAGCCGTCCTACCTCGGGAATATACTCTGAAAGCGCGGCCATCAATAATACTGTAACCATCAAAGAACTCTACAATGACGCGATACAGGATTCTCGAATTGATGAACTGAAAACGCTGCTCGGCGAGCTTTCAACCGCTATTCAAGCCGGACAACCCCTTGGACCATATAAACAAAAAGTTGAAGCTCTGAGCGCGCGGCAAAAAGTTGTGCTATTGGAGAGTGTATATGGTGACTCACACCCGACGGCTAAAGCTGTAACCGACTTTATAACCAAAGTTTACCCTAAAAATATAGGTACTTATAAAGGCGCGCCATACCATGATTTATATCGTACTACGCAAGAAGACACTGCTTATCGTGCCGTAAAACGCGCCTACAAAGAAGACGAACCCATCCGTATTTACTCGGACGGCCGCTGGCGTGATGCGACTCTCCCTGAAGCAAATGACATTATTGAGGTGCAAAACAAGGCGACCGCGGCGGAAAAGGAAAAATTCAAAGACCGACCGTTTTATGGGTTTGAAGGAAACGACCAAGTATTTCGCATTGTTGATAATTTTGCGGCCGCGCAAAAAGTGAAAAAGACCGGGTTTACGGGTCAGGCTTGCTCTTCATGGAACAAACTTCGGTTGGCGAATATTGTGGTTAAATACGACATTCCGCATCAGCCTTACCCCCCGTCACAACTGACACCGGATGTTATACGGCAGCGTACTGACATTATTTCGGTCGGGCTTGAAAATCAAATCAAACAATATACGGACGCGCAGGTGCTAGAATTTTGGAGCGTCTATCAAAATAATAAACGTGATGATCTTTGTAAACTTGTATATGACTATTTCAAGAGTGAAAATCTTATGCTCTAAGAAGGGGACCTGGCGTTCCCCTTGAACCCCTAGCCACGAAATTAGTTGGTAATATTATTTAATATTATGTATTACGGAAGATTAAAGTTGAAATTTCAACTTTATTCTGATCCAAGGCGGTAGCCCGTACCTGAAAACGCGCGAAATTTTTGCGGGTCTTCCGGGGCCCGCGGTGGTGTAGCCATAGGTACCCCCGGTGGGGCAAATGATAGCGGGCGCACGGATGGTAGTTGTGAAACTGTAGGAGGTGGTGGTGTCGGCGGTCGCTCAACTGGCACGCCAAAGTCAGTGGTTAGGTCGACATTCACAATTACTGCGAAATCTAGTGGTTGGTTAGCGCCTTCAAGTTTTTCAATATAAATATAATACTCACCTCCGGCGACGCTTACGGGATAGCGAATACCCGTTTGGATGACTTTGAAATTTTGTAAATAAAAAGTAAAAAAATCTTCCAAGTCAGGGAGCGAATTCATTAGTGCCTCATTTTGAGGTTGAATACAGATATAATCAGCACGCGCAGGCTCCAAGCACTGTTCGAGGCGGACAGTTTCACCGAAATCTACCCCTAAATATGCCGCAACCCATTCGGGAATAAACACCATTTCCTCCTCACCATACACGTTGGTTTCGGTATCATAAAAATCGTTACAACCAACATAAATTGACTTGTGCTGCGGGTCGTCTAATTCATACCCTGTCGTGGATAATTTGAATACATAAACATCCACTGGTTCGAGTTTTGACAACACTGAAGATGGTAGTTCGATGCCGGTATGAGTCACATCATAGTTTTTACCTACAACTTTGAGGTCCATTTTACCTGTTTTATAAAGGTAAAATGAAATATAATAGTTCAGTTTTTCACGTTTGTCCTTTGGGGTAAATCAGTTTTTCGGCTAGGCCGAAAAAAGTTTAGCCAGAGGGTAAATCAAATTTATTAGCTTGTTTTTCGGTTAATCTAAACAACAGTTTGATTTATGTGTTAAACATATGGGCTAGTAAGAAAAAATCCAAGTCGTTAATATGGGTCGTAAGATGTTTATATATTTTATTTAACTCACAGTCGAATTCCCAGCTTTGTATGTCGATATAAGTTCTATCATTTTTATTAAAAGATATAGTATCATGACTGCCTTCTAAAAGCGTTTTATTTAATTTTATTTCATGATCTTCATAAAAAATTTTATACTGCCCAACCCCGTGGTTATTTTCGCCTACAATACTACCTTTTATTACTCCATTTTCGTTGATATCGTAAAAATAATCAATAAGCCAATCTTCCTTATATTCACCATATTCGACATAATAATGTAATAATTTATCCTTTAGGAAAATTTTATCGTCTAATTCTTGGATAAAATTTTTATTTTCAAATAATGTTATTTTATTCAGATAAAATGCGTCATCGATAGTGAATTGTGGGTTATATTTCACATCACCGTTCGGGAATACAATATATTTGTAGCTCATTTTGTTTATTATTTTCAAAAATTTAAATTCATTTTTAACCTCTTTCGCCCTCCAACACAGGCACAAATCGTACGGCCATTAATGGTTCGCTAGTGATTGCTGCAAGCTAATCGCTGGACACGAACAGAGTTAGAAAAGCTTGCCACACAAAACGGAATCGCGCATATATCATAGAAAAATATGGACCAGTTATGCCGGGAGCTAAAGTTATAAAATCGGTTTACCTTACAGTCTTTTTATATACCATAATTATGGTATATAAATTATACGACATATTTTTTCGAACAGGGTAAATTAGT